GATGAAAAGAAAGGTAAAGATCATGACGGAGACGGAGATATAGATTCAGACGACTATTTAGCTGCAAAAGATAAAGCTATAAAAAAAGCAATGGGAAAAGATGATGAGAAGAATGAGCAGTTAAAAGAAGCTATTAAATCTATCATAAAAAAATCTTTAAACGAAAATAATCTTAATGAAGCTGCTACTAATCATTTAGCAAAACTAGCTGATACTTACGGTAATTATAAAGGTATGCAAGTAATTTTAAATGACCTTCAAAATATAGTTACTGATATTGAAAGTTATCATGCAAAGACAAAAGAAAAACTTCAAAATGTTTTTAATAAAGTTGGTAAAGTAGAAACTGAAGATGGCTTAAGCGTAGGAGGATTTTTAGCTCCTGCAATAGAATCAGCATTTAATAAGGATTCAAGACATCTAGGAGGAAACAGACTAATGAAAGGAGTAGATATGCCGAAAGTACAGTTTTTACCTAAAGATATTGAGACTCCTCAAAATGAAGAATCTCCTAAACAAACTATATTTGCACCAGTAAAAAGATATTTTTAATTATGGAAAACTTTGATTTAAGAAAATTTTTAACTGAAAATAAAACTACAGTTAATGAACAATTAGCTTCACAAGCTATACAAGAATTTATAGCTGCTGATAATAATGGAGTATCTATAGCTGAATTTGTAAAAGCTATAATAGATGGTGCTGCAGAATTTAATCAAGAAGATGCAGCTTATCAAGATCTAGATAAAAGATCAGAAGTTATTCTTAAAGCAATAGGAAGACAAGACTTAATTGGATAAAAATATGGCTCAACAACTATTAGTAGACGTAACACCTTTTAGACCTACAATCAAAGAGTCTAAAAACAGACCAGGAGTATTTGAAGTAGAAGGCATAATGCAAAGAGCATTAGCTGAAAATCAAAATGGCCGAATATACAAAAAAGAACTTCTAGCTAGAGAAGCTAAAAAATACGTTAAAGAGTTTGTAAATAAAGGTAATGCCTTTGGAGAATTAGATCATCCTGAAACTCCTGTAGTATCTTTAAAGAATGCTTCTCATGTAGTAAAAGACTTATGGTGGGACGGAAACGACCTAATGGGTAGAGTAGAACTACTTAACACTCCAGCCGGTAATATAGTAAAAGAAATTATTAAAGCAGGTCATACCATCGGTATATCATCTAGAGGTACCGGTTCAGTTTCTCAAACTAATGAAGGACATTTAGAAGTCCAACCTGACTTTGAATTAGTATGCTGGGATTTCGTATCTAATCCTTCTACTCATGGTGCTTTTATGAACCCTGTAGCTTTACAAGAAGGCAAAATTAAAGTATCTAAATATACTAATTTAGATAATATCATAAACGATATTTTAAGAGCATAACGGTTTCCAGAAAAAGTATATATTTATATAAGAATATGCAATCACTATATTGCATTTAATTATTTTAAATCCTTATTACGATTCTTAATAATCGTAGATTCACAACAATTTTTTTAAAATGGCAAATAAAGATTTATTCAAGCAAGCTATTGCTGAAGCTAAGTCTGTAAGAGAAGCCGCTATTGCTAACGCTAAAGAAGCTTTAGAAGAGTCTTTGACTCCACATCTAAAAGATATGTTAGCTGCTAAACTTCAAGAGATGGAAGATTCATCTGTCGAAGAAGAAGTAGTAAACGAAGAAGATGTAGAGGAAGGAATGCACGACAAAAAGAAAGATGAAGGAATGCATGACAAGAAAAAAGACGAAGCTAAACATGATAAAAAAGACGAGGGCAAAAAAGATGACATGGACGAAGCTCATAAAGACAAGGACATGGACGAAGCACCTGGTAAAAAACATCATGACATGGATGAAGCTCCTGGAAAGAAGCATCATGATATGGACGAAGCTCCTGAAGATGATAAGCATAACGAAGCTTACGACGACAAAGATGAAGCAATGTCGCATGACGATGAAAAAAACGAAGCTGAGGATGATTCAGACGAATCTGAAGACGACGCTAATGACCATGACGCTCCTGAAGGTGATGAAGATGTAAGTAACTTAACTGTTGATCAGTTTAAAGATCTTATAAGAGACATTATCGCTCAAGAAGTTGGGGACGGAGTAGACGCTGCAGATATGGATGCTGGAGATATCGAAGGTATGGGAGATGATCCTGTTATCGATGAACCAGTAGACGATGTAGATGTCGAAGACGAAGAAGAAATTGATTTAGATGAATTATTAGCCGAACTCGAAACTTTAGAAGATGTAAACGAAGCTCCTAAAAAAGAGAAAAATGAAGCTCCTAAAAAGGAGAAGAATGAAGCTCCTAAGAAAGAGAAGAATGAAGCACCTAAAAAAGAAAAGAATGAGGCTCCTAAGAAAGATAAGGTTAACGAAGAGGTAGAAGAAAATGATGAGTTAGCTCAAGCATTAGAAACTATTGAAACTCTTCAAAAAGAATTGAATGAAGTAAATATTCTTAATTCAAAACTTTTATATGTTAACAAGATCTTTAAATCTAATGATCTTTCAGAAAGTCAAAAAGTTAACATCATAGCTGCTTTTGATAAAGCAGAAACTGTTAAAGAGGTTAAATTAGTTTATGAAACTGTTTCTGACAGTGTAGTTAGTAAAAAAGAATCTAGCAACACAATCAAGGAATCAAAAACTAAACTAGGCATGGCTTCTAAAGCTACAGGAACTACAGCTTCTAAACCAGAAGTAATTAACGAAGTTTCTGAAACTGTTAGAAGAATGCAGCAATTAGCCGGTATTATTAAATAATTTTATTAACGAAACTTAATTTTTTAAAAAATGGAAATTAACAACCTATTAGAGAGCTCGAACAACTACAAAAGTATGCTAGCTGACTCTCAAAAGTTAGCTTCTAAATGGCAAGATTCAGGTTTGTTAGAAGGTATAGAAGATAAAAGAGTCAAAAATAACATGGCTGTTATCTTGGAAAACCAAGCTAAACAAATCGTTGCTGAGGCTAACGTAACTGGAGCAGGAGGAACATTTACTCCTGGTGAAGGTGAGCAGTGGGCAGGTGTAGCTTTACCATTGGTAAGAAAGGTGTTCGCTCAAATCGTAGCTCAAGATTTCGTTTCTGTACAACCAATGAACCTACCATCAGGTCTAGTATTCTATTTAGATTTTAAATACGGATCAAACCTATCAGGTAGAACAGCTGGTACTAACATGTACGGTAATGTATCTTCAGCTTCTAACAAAATGAGTGTCGATGAAGAGGTTGCAGGTGGTCTATATGGCGCAGGACAATTTGGATATTCAATGAAGTCTGCTTCAGTCGCTTTCCAAGCTGACACAGGATCTGCTACATCATCATCTATTGCTTATAACGACGATCTAGTTCTTGATCAATTTAAGACAGTAACTCAGTCAATGACTGGATTAAATGCTGACTTAAAAGGTGTAAGAGCATTTAGATTCTTCTCTGGTTCAACAGACGTTACTTCACACCCTGAATTAACTACTGTATCTGGCGACAACGTAACATTTGTTATCACAGCATCAAATGTAACAGCAGCTAATGACGGTGGTATTACAGGTTCAGTAATGTACTATAAGCAACCAACTGACAATACGAGAGGTGATTTTGAAGCAAGTTCAACTGCTGCAGTAGATACTTCAATCACTATCCCTAACGTAGATGTAAAACTAGCTAGTGAGGCTATCGTAGCTAAAACTAGAAAACTAAAAGCACAATGGACTCCTGAGTTCGCTCAAGATCTTAACGCATACCACAGCATTGACGCTG